AAACAATCCTGTTTCAATACTAAATATCCAACATCAGATACATAGAATTCAGTTGGGTAACTGTCGTGTAAATGCATTGCTTTTCCTTTAGACATAGTTTCTCCAAGGGTGGATAGAGACAATCTCTAGCCTTCCCGCTCCAGACTTAATTGATATAAAACAAAAAAAGCCCCAAGTGCGCATGACGGATTAATTCGCTTCCCACATTGGCTTGGTTTCCACCGCAGTACCAATGGGATTAACAGTCGCTTAATCAACGCTGTTCGAAATGCTAGGGGTGTACTAGATTCGGTGTTTCTTGGGTTCAGTCCATGCAGACCATCAGCTAACGCGCCCTGACGGCTGTCGTAGAAACAAAAAAGCCGTTTACAACTGCCCTCGGTAGGAACCCTAGAGTAAAAACCAAGGGCGAGAGCATGTGTAAACGGCTTCAATTTGTCGCTTCCTACGGCAACGGTTTGGATTATAAACACAAATTAATGGACTTGAATAGATCGTCTTAGTTCTTCTAAGCGTTTCTTGACATCCATTGGCATTGGAATGGCAGTTTCTCTGTCCCGATTGATCTTCTCAATGGCAGGATCAACAAAGTTGACATTGACATTTACAGTCATTTCGGGAATTTCAGCCCCATCCCAACGCTGCTGATTGATGTAAACCAAAGGCGCAGGAATGAAAGATCCATCCGATTTAGTCCAGGCATCTGTTGTTTTCATCCAAATCACATGCTTTACTATTTGATCAGCCTGTAGATCAAGTTTTAACTTGTCCCATTTGGCTTTACAGGTTGATTTACCACCCTTGCGGATAGATTTAGGCCATGCCTTCCAAAAGTCTTCAAAGTCCATGTTTGCTCCTAATGAAACCAAAGATAAAACCCATGCAATATCCCTATTGGGAAAAATATAGCGCCAGCAACCAAGAATCCCCATGCCATGTTGCCAAAGCAGAAGAAAATATGTGTTAACCAAGCGCAAAAACAAGTCCATCCTATTACCCATCCCATGCTATTCCCCTGTAATGATTTGTGGTTTTTGTAGGTTTTCCAACATGTTTAAAAACATTAAGCTCACCTGATGAGCCTGTGAATTACCTTCGTCTGGCTCTGCTTGTATAGCAACATTCAGAGTGCCATCATCTTTGTCTGTCACGACTATGGTTACTTGGCTCATTTGGTAAACCATTCTGGCTTCTTGTCTTTTAACTCGTACAAGCGTAAAGGAGGCACTTCCCCAGTCTTATTCCATTTGTAGCAGCTCGATGGCGTAATGCCCAAAATCTTAGAGATTTGGTACGGGTTAGCAAGTTTAAATAGTTCTTGTGGTGTCATATGCATCCTTTCTATAACCTAGGTATAGTAACCCAAACTCTATAGTCGGTGATTGAATTTACCTATTGGGTTGTAAATCCTGATAGAAATAATTGTTTGGACTATAGCCTAGGTTGATGTACGATGCGACTACACAAGTGATTAAGAAAGGATATATATGAATTACTTGGATGCGTGGCAAAGGGGTTTTAAAGAAGGTAAAGAGTTTTCTTTACAACAATTAAACGAACATTGCAAAACTAACTTTGCCAATTGGACAGAAGTCATTCTGTACCTTAACAAGGTCGAGAAAATCAACAAGCAGGAGGTTGCAAATGCTAAAAGTTGATAAGTTCTCAAACCACATCTATCTCACCACAGGCAATATCAAAACCAACGAGACAGGCGATGTGTTTGTCAAAGCAGGTAATGACTACATTGCTCAAAACGGTGACTACATCCAGAAAACAGGTTCAAGCTATTTAAACCTACGCACAGGTGTTAATTCAACCTTTGGCGATCCATTTGAGGATGACGAAGATGAATGAATTAACAGTAGACCTAGGCGATGTATGGGGACCTTGTGACGTTAAGTACGAGGTCATTGAAGGTGATCCTGAATGGGGTGAACCAGACTTTTATGAATACGATGTTTATTACCAAGGGGATGAAGATGGCAGCAGGGAAGGCGAAGAAATATCAGGGGCTCTTACGGATGCCGAACACTCCAAGATCGTCAAAGAAATCCAAGATCATTTGGGTCGGGAGTATTGATGGTGTCAACGATAGCCCACGCATGTACCCACGGTCGTTGCGCGAAGCTTTCCCTCAAGACTACAGCAATCCAATTGAAGGCCCCCGTCAAAGAATATCGACCCCCGATGTTTTGATAACAGGTCTAGCATTAATTGTGTGGGGTTGGTTAATTTTGTTATTTATGAAGGATTAGCATGGAATGGATAGAAGGCCACAAAACGTGGGATATGAAAAAAGCCCAGTTTGCAAAGCATGTGCGCTATGAAGATATTAAGTTGGTCCTGCGGTATCACAGACTCTATGAAGACATGTTTGTCATAGATGAAGTGCAAACCCTTGATGGACAAAACATTATTGACATGGTGCGTGATAGAACACTACAAATTTTGGAGAAGATGATATGAATGAATCAGCATTCCCGTGGCAAATAGACAATGGTGAAACTATGCGTGGTCACAAAGGCATGACCTTGCGTGATTACTTTGCGGCTAAGGCTATGCAAGAACTTATCGGTGTTCTTAACTTCACAGACGGAACTAGAAAAGCCTATGAATGGGCAGACGCAATGATGAAAGCGAGGGAAGCATGAAAGTAAAAAGCCTGTACGAGCAGTTCAAACAAGAATTTATGGCATCAAGTGTTGAGTACTGTTGCTATTGCTGCCAACCAAGAGAAGAAAAGATTGGCTGTTGCCAAGAAAACCACTTTGTTGAGTTCAAGGATCTATATCCTGAAGACCAACAAGCCATCATCAACGAAGAGCTAGAACTAGCATTTGGAGCAGATGCTTCATAGGTTGCTGACAACCTTATGTTATGATGCAGTTATGACACATTTAATTGAACAAAAAGACCTTTGGGATTTACTTCTTTACAGGCCTACAACTGGAGTTTTTACATGGAGTAAAAAACGCAGGGGCATTAAAACTAATGTGCCACTTGGGACTAGCAATGGCTTTGGTTATCTTCGGATTACTGTGCTTGGAAAGTCTTACTACGCACATAGGTTGGCTTGGTTTTACATGAATGGGGAATGGCCTGATCAAATTGACCACATCAATGGTATTAAGTCAGATAACAGGATTGAAAATTTAAGAAATGTAACGGTTCAACAAAATGCACAGAACAAATTGAAATCACAAAAAAATAGTGATTCAAAAATTCTAGGCGTTAGTTGGCATAAAAAAGCAAAGAAATGGCAAGCCCATATCTGTGTTTATAAAGAAAGAAAGTACCTTGGCTTGTTCAAGGATATTAACGAAGCACAAGAAGCTTATTTGAAAGAAAAGGAAAGGATTGATTATGAGTTCCGTACATAAAAAATTGATGCAAGCCCGTATCAAATTGCAAGCCACCCCACTTAAAAAGTCTGGCCTTAACAAGTTTGCTGGGTTTCAGTATTTTGAGCTGGGTGACTTTTTGCCACAGATACAGCAGATCTTTTCAGAAATTGGTTTGTGTGGCGTGGTTAGCTTTGACACCCAGTTGGCTACCTTGACCATCACCGATACAGAAGATGGCTCAAACATCGTTTTAACCAGTCCTATGGCTGAAGCAAACCTTAAAGGTGTTCACCCCATTCAGAACATGGGTGCTGTAGAGACTTACAGCAGACGATACCTTTGGGTAACCGCCCTTGAAATCGTTGAGCATGATGCACTTGACGCTACAACAGGACGCAAAGGCGATGCACCAATAATTACTCCCAAAGGTAGCCCAGAGGTTAACGAGGAAGATGAAGAGTTCTTGCGTGAGATGGCAGCATCTTGCGAGGAATTGGTCGGCAGTGGCAAAGCAAAGGAAGCATCACAAATGCTAGACGAAGCAATGTTGGACAGCGATCAAAAAGTGTGGCTATGGGACAAATTGTCATCAAGCACTAGATCAGCAATTAAGAAAGCAAAAGGCTAATATGGAAATCAATGTTGAATGGCGTGACGGCAAGTGGCCTACGTTTAATCTATCTCTGGCAACCAAAGAGGGCAAAGATCCTTTTATTGTTATCAAGGGATGTGGTTTGATGAAAGGCAAGAACGGTGAGTTTGTAAAGTTTCCTTCAAAGAAAAACGAAGATAACACTTACTTCAACTTCATCTACGCTAGTAAGGATTTCGGTGATGTGGTGCTAAAGAAGGCCAAAGAGACATTTCCTGAAAGACAAGCAGAAGAGCCAACACGGAAGAACTCCGTGATTGACATGGATTCGGATATTCCGTTTTAATCAACAGGGGGCTAGAGTGCAGTTTGATTTGTTTATCGATGCCCCCGACAAACCTATGAACCCCAACAAAACCCATGTACCTGATTGCTTTGAATCAGAACTTCAATTCAATCTATGGAAAGGTGAGGCTTATAGGGCAAAGGAGCAAGCCGTCATATGTGAGGATTGCACTCCAGAATTCAAAGCAAAGATGGATGCCCAAGGCAGATGCCACGAAGAGTGGACTAGGGCAAATAGCATAGTATTTAAATCAAGGGAAATTCCAAATGAAATTATTCAAGTTCTTCAGGGCACGAGAGTCAGATCCCCATACAAGCCACAAGGCAGCGGAGCAAATAAAGGAGGCAGCACCACAACACATGGAGTTGATCTACAACTGTTTGTTAGAGCATGGACCGCTGGGGAAAGACGGGATCGCCAGACTGACTGGGTTGAACCCAAACCAAGTAGCTCGGAGACTTCCTGAGTTAAAAAAGGTAGGCTTAGTAGCGACTACAGGCCAAACTGTTTACTCGGATGCAGGTCGTTCAGAAAGGGAATGGACATTAGCATGAGCAAAGAAGCAATGAAACTAGCGATTGAGTGGATTGAAAAACAACCAGAAGAAATAACTGCAAGTAAATACGATGTCGATACACGCTATGCTGTTTTAAAAGAATTAGAAGAAGCACTAGCCAAGCAAGAGCAAGATAGCACTTATGTCTATGCATCAAGCCTTGCCACGGAAATTTGGCAGAAACACTACATGAAAGAATCTCCTAAATTTGCACTGCTTGATACCACTGAGGGTGTTCTTACTCAAATTGACAACATGACTTGCGGTTTAGTAAGAGAAAAGCCAGCACAACCAGAGCAAGAGCAGGGTGAGCCTGTGGCGTGGCTATGTCAAAAAGCAAATGGTCATTTTGATGTTTTGACAGACCAAACTTGTAAAAAATGTTTCCCTGTTTACACAACACCACAACCTAAGCATGAGCAGGGATACAAAGATGGCTATGAGGCTGGATGGACTAAAGCGTTAAATGAGGCTTACTCTAATCGCGAGCAAGAGCCTGTGGCGTGGGTGAACAAAGAGCGAAACACAATCACATGGGACAAACTTTATCCTGATATGGATGCGTTATATGCAACACCACAACGCAAGCCGCTGACGTTTGAACAAGTTGAAGACTGCTTTTGCGAGGGTGCGACTGCGGAAGAAAACGGAATACTTGTGTCAGCACAATGGCTTCACGACTTTGCCAGAGCAATCGAAGCCGCCCACGGCATTAAGGAGTAAGACATGCACTGCACAATTTGTAATTTACCGACTATAAATATAGTTGGGTCAACCTTACCGCAATGTAAATGTGGCTGGCAAAAACCGAATTCTCCTGTCACACAACGCACATGGGTAGGGCTGACAGATGAGGAAAAAATTAAATTGTGGAATCGAGCAGAAAAGCGTCAGGCATATCAAGGCGTACCAGCATTTATGGCTTTGATTCAAGAAGTTGAAGCCAAACTCAAGGATAAAAATCTATGATTGAAAGTATCTTGACCTTGTTTGCCTTACTAATGCTTGGGGCTTGCATAGGGGTAGGCGTGATTATCGCCATCCTCTATTGCAGTTGGGACAAGGATTAGGCTAGTACTGCCAAAGCCTGTTTAACATGGGCTATACGATCGTCTAGACCAATCAGCCCCCCATTGATTAACTTGGTCACCTTTGCATAATCAAGGGAATTCGCTGGTTCGTTGAGCTTGTGGGTATCCCAAAACCATCCTCCAGTAAGGGCAGCATACTGTGGAGTAGATACGATATCAGGATTAGCAACGAAATCGATACCCAATGCTTTACTAGCATGGAAATAATTAGCGTGACCAGTGAGTTGAATACAACCACGACCCCTAAACCGATAACCATCACCAGAATTTTCGTCACGGTTGCCCATGCGAGAACTATAGACAGAATTTGCAATTTTTTTAGCGTTTCCAGAATACTCATTAGCTTTCTCCATAGTAGGAAACCGCTTAGGCCATAACTTCATTAGCGTAGCAGCCTTGTAGTTCAGATTTTCTTCCAACAATCTAAAGTTACCGCACTCATGTGAGCATTGACCAATGAACATAGCCTGTTGGTTAATGTTGTTGATACTGAACTTTTGAAATGTTTGATTAAGCGCATCTACCCACTCAGCACCAATGTGTAGACGTTGTAGTTGATCAGCGTTGACCATTTATCTGACTCCTTACTGCTTCGTAGGCTTGGATGCACTGGTTGAGTTGGGCTGTGTTTCTGTCTCCTTGGGCGACAATTTCTGCAATAGCGAGGAGAGTCGCTCTGTCAAATTCACTTCCCTCTGTGTTCCGATCTCCGCTGGGAGTGGGGGCACTTGCATTGGCTTGTACACAACCTGTGGCTTGGAGGCGCACCCTACCAGTATTAATAAGCTTAGTAATGTCAGTTTGCTTCTGAGTAATGGCATTGTTGGCCTCCTGAAGTTTGTACGATTGGTCGTTGATCTGTTTAGTTAACTCTTGCTCTTTAGCGCGCGCCTCATCATTCTTTACAGCTATCTCGGCTTGCATCTCAGCATCCCGATCAACCCAGCCTTTATGGTGTCCATAACCATAGAAGCCCGCTAAGGCCATCAGAACGCCTAATATCACCCAAGGATTAGGAATCATTGCTCACCCTTTGCTAAAGCACGTTCATGGGCTATTTCTTCCTTTGCAGGATCGACATAGTCAGGCGGTGTGGTTGGTGGTGGTGGCGCTCTCCACTCTTCGTCTAGCGGAGGATTCACCCATACTGGCAAAGCATTAGATGGGGCAGGAGGTACAGGCGTAGGTTGTATGCCAAGACTAGGAGCAAGTTTTTCAGCCAAGGCTTGAGATCCTTTGTTGACAGCAAACATACTGACAATTGTTGTTACGCTACTAGCAAGGATCAAAACAATATCGTTGAGCATCTTAGTGAATGCAGCATCGATAGGAGCCATTGTTTTAATAGGCTG